CCAAGACGATATATTTTAACATCTTTTACTCCCTCTCTCTTTTAATCTATCGTTATATTTGCTGTTTGTAAAATCTTTTGTAAAGTTTACCATTATCTACAATAAAAATACCATTTTTTAGTAGTAGAATGGTAAATCCTTAATAATTTTTTATAATTTCAATTTTTGAATTTTTAATTATGGTGAAATCCATTTTTTGCCTTTTGGAATTTTTAATTTATCCGCCGATAAAATCAAATTTTTTATTTTTATGGTATGCTCTTATTATAAACCCGGTGGGCGAATTTGTCAATATAATAATTTTTATTTTCGTTTTTGTTTTTGTGATTTTATCGGCGGAGATTATAATTTCAATTTTTATTTTTATGATGTGTCCATAATTTTTAGGCGAAAATATGGGCATAAGTCTTTATGATTGAATAGGAATTATGGGATTATGGAGTTATGGAGGACACCTTTCGCCGGCTCTCTTTTATATATAAAAAAAAATAAAAAAAAATATATCTAAGTCTGGCGGCGGGAAACCCTTCAAAAAATCCATAATTCCATAAGGGCAAGTTAGCGATAAGGAGTTATGACCATAATGCCCATTCATAATTATGGAAAATCCATAATCCCGGTAAAATTGAATTTATGAATTTGGAGTAAGTAGATAGTAAAAATATTTTAAAATAGTTGTTGACAAATACTCTACAATATGGTATATTTATAGTATCGCTCGAAAGGCGAAATCTGAAACGGAGGGAGGTGAAAATAAAATGGCACAAAAGAAAACGATAGTAGCAAGGATAACATATGACGGAAAGGAGTATGTTGGCAAGCGTGAGGTTAAGTTTTATGACGGTGATGACCAGCTCACACAAGACGCCAATGTGGGATTGACTTTAAGAGTGCAGAGGCAAATAAGGGACGCACTCAAAGTCAAGTATGGCTTGAAGTCCGTATCAACGCAAGGCGAAAGCGTTGACCTTAGTAACATTGAAAGCGTTTAGTTACCGCTAAATAGTATCACTCCACACAAAAGGGAAATCCGGAGCAATGTAAAGGTTGCTTCGGATTTTTTTTGTCCTTCGTGTTGACCGGCTGGTTAGGTAGGTGCTAAATTCCTGTATTAGCGAGGCAAGGTGCCACGAACACAGCTTAGGCAAGGCAAAGGGATGACCTATGCCTCCCCCCTCGCCACACGCCTATAATGTAAAGACCCGTCCTATTTTCTCTCTCAAAAAATTATAATTTCAATCTTCAAACTTATAATCATCTCAATAAATTCAAAGAAAAAATATTTTAAAATAACACTTGACATTTTTTAAAAAATATGCTATACTCATTTATAGGTAGTGATGATATTTTACACGGCGTAAATTTGATTATATATTTGGATATTAAAATTTTAATCCCTTAACTTACAACCATCCACTAATAGTTGTAAGAGAGTTGTAAAAGAGAAGATGAAGGTAGATTGGATAGAGGAGTTTGAGAGGAAGTTTGGGGGAAACCAACTAATCGCTGAGTTACGCAGAATTAAATTTTTTGGGAAACTAGAGATAAATTTTGCGGATGGGGTTCCTCACACCGCCCATATAAATTGGTGTGTGAAGCCATACTCAACATTATCAGTTACAGACACAGATAGTGGTGGTGATGGAGAAGTAGAGTAAGAAAGGCAATTCTGAAAAAGAAAGCCTGCACTTATGACTTCTGTAGTGTGTATGAAGTTATAGGTGTGGGCTTTTTCTATATAGGTGATGAGATGAAAGAGCAAGAGGATAAAGCGCAATCTTCAATAAACGCACAACCTGACAACATCACTCCTCGACATAGGGCGTTGATGAGGAGATTGGTGGCGGGGATGACGCTGGATGATGCGGCTACAGATATTGGGTTTAGTATATCGAGGGCATCTATTATTGTCCACTCCCCTCTATTTCAAGAGGAGATGAAGAGGATGGAGGCTGCGGTAGCGAAAGAGTTTGTGGAAGCAGAGGGAGAGAAGTCAGCGGATGCTACTCGAGTTGTACTGAGTGAGGCGAGTGAGAAAGCAGCGAGGACGTTGAATGGGGCACTAGACGACCAAAACGCAATGGTGAGAGTAAGCGCGGCGAAGGATATTCTTGATAGGACGGGGTATGCGAAAGAGGATAAGATAAAGGCGAAGGTGTTGGTGGAACCAAGTCAATCGTTGGTGGATGTAATTGAGCGCATAGTTAAGGAGAAACATATTAGTGGAAAAGATGACGGAGAAGGAGATTAAGAGGACGAAGTGTTGGTTGTTGGATGACTTTAGTTACTTCGCTCAACTGTTTACTGACCCAACGTTCTACGATAGTGTCTTTCATACGGAGTTGTGTAGATTTATGCAGTACTCAAAGAAAGATAAGTTGGTGGTTCTTCCTCGAACGTATCTTAAGACGACGGTGGCAGCTTGCCTGTATGGATTGTGGAGGGCGACGAGAGACGTAACGATTCGTATCCTATTCACATCTAACACGACCCCGAATGCGGCGAAGACGGTGAGGAGTGTGAGGTCGATTGTAGAACAGAATGAATTTTACCACCTGTTTTTTCCTGAGTGTGTTCCAACATTCTCGAAGGTTAGGTGGAGTGACTCGTGTGCGTGTCTAAAGAGACCCACAGACTTTCCTGAGGGGACTTTTGAGTCGGCGGGGATTGGGTCTAATATTATTCGTCGTCACTACAACATTATTATAGAAGATGATACGGTGGCACCAAAGAAGGATGAGTTGACGGGGGAAGAAGCGATGCCATCTAAAGATGATATAGAGAAGGCGGTGGGATTTCATAAGTTGACCATTCCTCTACTTATAAACGAAGATGATGAGAGGGTGGTGATTGGGACGAGGTGGGCATCTTATGATTTGATTAACTATGTGATGGAGAATGAAAAGTTTGATACTTACGACAGACCCTGCAATAGAGAGGATGGGTCTCCTCTCTACAAAAGATTTAGTCAATCGAGGCTTGACACGATAAGAGCGGGAATGGGTATATATATGTTTAGTATGCTCTATCAGAACAAACCTCTTGCTAAAGAGTTTATGGCATTCAACCCTGATTGGTATAGGTATTATGAGGAGAGTGAGTTGATAGAGGACGGGGAGACGGTAGTAACGGTCGACCCTGCAGACCCACCGACTGGAAGGGCCAGCCAAGATTATTCTGCTATCGTCTCCGTCCGTCACACCAAACACGGTCTTTACGTGCGAAGATATATGCATAAGAGATTGTCTGACAAGGGGATGATTGAGGAGGCGTTTAGGGTGGCAGAGATGGATGGGGCGGTGAAGATTAGGATAGAGGTGAATAGGTACGCGCATCTTGAAGCGGCATTCAGGGAGGAGATGAAGAAGAGAGGTAAGTATTTTGTAATTGATGCGGTGAAAGCGAAGAGGATAAATAAAGAGGCTCGCATAAAGAATCGTCTCTCTCCTCTGTTTGAGAATGGTGTTATTTTTATGAAGAGGGGGATGAGAGAGTTAGAGTCAGAATTAACAACATTCCCCTATGGGAGACACGATGATTTAATTGATGCGTTGAGTTGGCAGGTTGGAGAACATACCTCGACGGAATATGAGAAGACACCATATAAAAGACCTCCCTTACCGACGGGGAGGAGGGTGTTTACGTTGGAAGAGATTAGAGAGAGTTGCAGACAGAGATATAAGTCTCCATATCCATTTCAGAGGCAGACGGAGATGGTAATGGCGGGACAGAGTTGAGTCGTAATTTCAATTATTGAAATTACTAAATTGAGAAGTAGGAGGAAGTAATGTCAAGAAATCATTCAAGTTGTATGGCGGCGGCTAAGACAACGACGGTAACGACTGCAGGAAAAGCGGGAATATTGTATGGGTACGCACTGAAGTGTGGGACTACTATTTCCTCTGTCTTGTTTAGGGATGGAGGGTCTTCTGGGACGGTTAGGTGGGGAGATGGAAATGCGGCAGTTACTGTTGCTGGAGATGTGTGGAAGGTTCAGATGTTTCCTATTCCTATTGCGTTCTCCACCGACATTTATGTGACGTTGGTGGGGACAGGTGCGGTAGTGTATGTGGCGTATGTGGAGACGGAAGACTAGGAGGTATAAATGGCACCCCAAGCATTTGATAATTGTAGGAAGAGCGGAGGGAAGATAAGGACGTTAACTTTAAAGGGTGGGAAGTATATGCACGTTTGTATATTGAATGGAAAGTCGTACCGCGGGGAGATTAAAACGAAACAGACGTCTTCTTCAGGAGAGAGTCCTGTTGCAGCAGCAATTAAACAGAAGATGAGGTGAGGTATGGCTGAGACTAAAGCATTGTTGGAGTGGAGGAGTAAACAAGAACGGGGAGAGATAATGGAGCCAGCGACCTTTGAGCGTCTTGTGAAAGAGGCGATGGAGAGGTATAAAGTGTCACGTAAGAGAGCGGAGAAGATAGTGGGAAAGATGTATTGGAAAACTGCGGAAAGTAAATTTGAGAAGAGTCACACAGCGGATGCAATAAAACAGAATATGGAGAAAAAGTGAAAGCTGATATTGAGGATTGGCAGGAGTTAATAGAGCAAGGTGTCCGATATAAAGAGAATTTTGGAAACTCTAAGAGGTGGGCGACTTATAGAGCATATGGAAGGGGACACTTCCCAGGTTTCACTGGCGCTACCACTGGCATCCTCCCTTATAATTTAGTGCACGGTATGGCGAGGGGAATGGTACCAAACGTATACTTTCGTAACCCTTACATCAATGTTACGGCGACGAGTAAACCAGGTGCTGACCTTCAAGCGAGAGTTGTTGAGGCAGTCGACAACTGGTTACTTGGGGAGTTGGAAGTCAAAAGTACATTTAAGACTATGGTACAGGATGCGTATTATACGGATAGAGGGATTTGTAAGATTGGATATGATGGGTTGTGGAGTGAGATAGCTGATATGCGTAGTGAAGATGAACAGCTCGCTGAGGATTTAGGTATCCCTATCTCTCATATGGCTAAAGATAAGAAGAGTAGGGTGGAGTATAATGTAAATGTGAAGCCAGGAACACCTTGGGCAGCTAGGGTACAAGCAGAGTTCTTCATAGTTCCATTTGGGGTGAGGACTTTAGATGATTGTCCTTGGGTAGACCACGTCGTCTATCGCTTCTTAGAGGATGTAAAGAATGATAGGAAGTATAAGAATACGGATACTTTAGAGGGAACTCATTTAGAGATACTTAATAGAGATACCGCAAGAGCTGACTTCTACAAAGAGTTGGGTAGTTATGCGGATATTGTGGAGATACACGAGATTAGGGATTTTAAGAGAAAAGAGATAAAGGCATTTGTTCCAGGACACGATAAGTGGATACGTCCTCCCTCCGAAGATGTACTTCAGATTGAGGGTCTACCTTTCGTCGATTTCACGTTCAACGAGGATGGTGAGTATTATTGGGGACCTTCTGACGTCCA